TTCCCTATAAATCATTTTATTTAGTAAATTGTCCCAAAATCTAAATTCTATTGCTCTGCTCATTTTATTTTTGTTTTTAATTTAATAATCATTCCGAAAAGAAGAAAAGCCGTAAATCGTTAGCCACAGCCTACTCAATCCCGTAATCATTCCTAAAATAGCTCAAAGTATAATCTTTTTTATCCTTTACAGCCTTATATATCTTCTCCTCAATCCCACCCTCCGCAAATAGCCAATAAACTTTTGAAGCCTCCTCACGGTCTTTATTCTGCATCCGCGCCCGCGCCTGCCAATAACTAACCGCGCTGAAGTCGATATTAAGCATTACAAGCGCATCCGCTGTGCTTAGGTTAATACCTTCCCTGCCAGATTGAATCTGCGAAAGAAACCACTTAGAATCGCTTTGAGCGAACTCCTGCGGGTCGGTCGTGAATTTGTCATATCCGAATGTAAGATAAAGCATAACCTCCTCCGCTTTGTACTTATAAAAAATGGCTATCTTTTTGTTTTGGAAATTCTCCTTTATCCAATATGCCTTTGACCTGTCAAAAATCAAACCCTCCTCTTTTTCATCTATTACCGTACCAGTATAAATCTGATGCAGCTTACTTAGTAGCTTTGCACCTGTATCGGCCATTACCACATTATTATCTTTGCCGATGTAAACCCGGTCGCGTTTCAGTCGATCCGCCAGAAAGTACGTGGATGGCTCCATTTTAATTCCTACGGTTAATTCCTCAACCTCCGCCCTAAACCCGGCTTCTGTCTGAGTGAAAGGAATAATTAAATGATCTGTCATTTGTTTGATTTTTGTTTGGTTTGCGTTTGAGTAGTCGTTTACTTTTAATCCTTTGAAATATCTCAATCGTATATCCACGTAATCCTTTGACCATTTGTAAAAGTTAATGTAATCTTTGAACGGACTAAATGAGCTGATATAAAACTGGTGAAAGATTTGCGAATAGCTTTCCGGTGTTGGCGTGCCGCTTAAATAAATAATAGGCTTCCCCTTGCATAATTCTTTGAGCTTTTTAACCCTTTGCGCTGGCTTAGGATACTGCCCCAACCCGTGCGCTTCATCACAGATCACAATATCAAAAGGTTGCTTTACGTGGTGAAGGTTCTCATAATTCGTTACGATAATATCCGCTTTCAATCCTAACTGCTTATGATCATCTAATATGCCGCTAATTACTTTTTTCTTAGTCAGGAATAGAATAACCTCCGCCCCCACCTTCTCAGCGGCTAATAAAGCCGTGACGGTCTTACCACAACGTACCTGCATGGCTAAGTAAACCAATCCATATTTGCGTATGATGTCGGCGGCTTTGTTGCTTATTGATATTTGGTAGGGGCGGGGTTGCATTTATTTTTTTTATACTTTTCATCTAATATCATAGGAGTAGTATTTAACCACTTTATTGTGTGATGTATTCTTTGATGTGTACTATTCATCATTGATACTTTTGCTCCGCTTGGGTGCATCATTGCAGTTGTAAAGGCTTTGCAATATGTTCCAAATCTTTGATACATGTCGGTAATTCCGCTTTTATTGCTTTGTGTTGCAGTTTGAGTTAATGAAACAAAAGGAATAGTAAAAAATAATTTTCCTCTGCTTCCTTCAGTTGTATATGTGTTAACATCTTCATTCATTGCGCCTACAAATTGAAATTCTCTTTCTGTGCTACAAAAAAAACTATTCATACACTTTCTTTTATTAAATCTATATGAACCCTTACCGTTGTTTATTCCTCCTATAAAATCGCCACCCTGAGCAAAAGCGATAGATAATGCTGGGATATTTTTGTAATAATTCAAAAGCATATCAAAAACAATATTTAAGTTTTTTATTGGTTTTATTGCACCGCGATTTTCTGTATTTTGTGTATCAATTCTAAAATCAAAAGCAGTATAATCATCATCTAATTGCACAAAGTAAGTAATACCTAATTCTTTCGCAATCTTAAAACAAGCGTTTCGAGCGTGTGTAATTGTTCTACGTTCATCAAAATTATTACCCTCATCTATTTCGTCAGCCATTGCTTTTTTATCAAATATCTTTACGTTTTCAATTCCGTAATTTTTTTGATAATGCTCAATACTTTTATCTTCATTATCTACAATGAAATAAATTTTTCCTATATATCCGCATTTTTTTAATGTGCTTAATGTTTTCACATTATCAGGTCTTCCGTGTGTTAGTATAAATACTGCAAAGTCTTTATTCTCCATATTCAGTAAGGTATTGAGTTTTTATTTCATCACAAAGTTTTATATACCCGTATTGAATTGCTTTTTCAAAATCAATTATTACTAACCCACTACGCTCCATTAAATGCTGCATTTCATGTGAGCTATGAGCGTAATAATCAGCAATTTTTTCATAATTAAAAACATTGTGCCTTCTTGCTGCATCGATTAAAAAATTCTTTTCATCGTAAGATAAATTTGAAGCATCTATTTCTTTAATTAATCTATGAGTTTTAGACTTATCTACCAATTCTATTAAATGAGGTTTTTTATTTTTAGGTTCATAAATAGGTGTTTCAATCTTAGATGAATATTTTTGTTCATCTTGACTTGGCGCAAACTCTTGACCGAATAAATTTATTTGCTTCATAATTTATTTTTTAATAAGCTTAAAAAAAATCACCCCCCGCCCCCTTTGTAATTATTAACGTACTAACCGATTAAAAATTAATCAGCGGGGAGTGAATAAGGTTACAGATTAAAACGGAGCTTCCTCCTCAACTGTTGGTTTCTCACTTTGGACTAATTTTGTCCAGAACTTCTCAAAGAACTCGAGCTGCTTACTGTTATCGTAAACATATTGCCCTTTTACTTTTACCTTTTCTAATTCAGGTAGTTCCCCTTGATTGTCCTTTGACCATTTCCACTTTAAAGCCTTGCCGTTTTGATTGACAAAGATCGTGGTTTGCGGTTTGCCGTTATCGCCCGTTTTGCTGTTTGCGATCAGCTTCACCTCCTGACTTACGTCAGCATTTGCGATGCTGTTCGTTAGCCCACGGAAGTAGCCGGAGTCCGTGCGCACCTGTACAAGGTACTTAGTGCCCGCATCCTCCAAAGTTAAAAGCAGCTTTCTGAATTTACTGCCCTGATATTCGTCATCTTCAAAACGAACATCTTTAATAACCCCGCTAACTGAATCAAATAACTCGATGTCACCGTTAGCGCTTTTGCGGGCAAATTTGCCCTGCTTCATGTTTAGGTAGGTAATACTACCTGTGTTATTGGATAAGCCCATAATAAATACCTGTGACCAGAGCAGGCGTGGTTAAAGAACTTTTAAATTTTGTATTGGTTCAATTTTTCTTATTAAATCTATTTCAAGTTTTTCCACTATATTATAATCGTATTGATCCATGTTGAAAAACAAAAAATATTTAAATTGTTTTCCAAATCCACCGTTATAATGTTGGCGTAATCTTGAGCCTATATATTTTGATTTACCAATATAAACTGGATTATTGTCATTTTCATTAAACAAAAAATAAACACCTTGCATTTTTAAATATGAAAATAAATCATTTGCATACATAAAATGAGCCGATATAGGATATTGTATTAATTTACCAAATGTGCATGGCTTTTTTCTTTTAGGTACTGCATCATTAAATAAGCCCATAATAAGCCGGGTAACCGTATCCCGGTGCGGTTAAAAGTTTATGGTTTTATGGCTTCTAAATATTCAGCTTCGAACTCCTTATAAAAATCTAATGTCTTAGTGGCTTTGCGGATTGCGTTATTCTCCTCAAGCGTGTAAAGAAACTCATCCCACTCGACTTCCTCCATCTCTACATAATTTCTGCCTGCATCATATTCGCTGTTGCCCATATAATCATAATGCCCGATCCCGTCATTCATCATATAGCAGTTGGCCGTGAACCTTACATCAAAGAATTCATCATTAATCTCGACCATGTAATTAATAGTTACTCTCATAATTTGTGGGTTATTTGGTAAGTTAATTGTTTAGGTTTAGCAAGTCCGTTCTCAGCTTTCCAAAGCAGATAGGTGGCATTGAAAAGCCCTAAGTCAATCGCGCTGTCCTCTTTGTATATAAGCTGCCAGCCCTTACCTTGCACCGCATCCTTTTTACCATCCGTGCGGGTTTTTGAATTGAGCCATAATATTGCAACCTTATCGACATTGATACCTTGCGACTTAAGCAGTCTACGATATGCAGCAAGCTGCAGCCAATAGGAAGGATAAATAGCATTGGAGGTTTTAATATCAACAAGGATTTTCTGCCCGTATAAATCTATGATCCTATCGATAGTGCCAGCGTAACCTAATTCTTTATTAATGATATTTAACTCAATAGCATCAATCGTAAACTCGAAGTTGTTACGAAACTCGACATATTTTTCGAACATTGCCCATTCATTGAGCTTGTAATCTATTGATCCGTTAGGCTTGATAAGATTAACCTCTTTGCCTTGATCGTAATCTTCAGTAAGTTTGTGAACGACTGATCCCCTGCGGCCCGCTTCATCTCTGATCTCATCAGCATCTTTGCCGTGTTCTTTGAGCCAATTGTAATAGGCCGCGCCTTTCGGATAGGCTTCGAGCACCGTAGTTACGCTTGGGACATAATCCCCGTCAGGGGTTTGATAAAATCTCGAGTCGAGAAAAGTGAGTTGTTTGTTTTGAATTGTGTACATAAGCTAAACGATTTAGAATGCAAATATAAAGTTTTATTTTAAATAAAAAAATAATTTACTTATTTTTGTAAAAAATATATTTTATGCAATTAGTAAAGAAAAAACGAGGGCGACCGAAAATGGCAGCCAAAGACAAACGAGTGCCAGTTACCATAATGGTAAAAGCTACAAAAGCAAAAGAATTAAGACAACTATTTATTAAACTTTCAAAAGAAAAAGAATCATGAAATTTATTGAAGTAACAGCAGAGGTACGCTATTCGGTAACAAAAGAAACTATTAAAAAATATATTAACATTAATCATATTATTTATTTTAAACCATGCTATTTTTTGAATAAAGAAATAGATTATACCAGAGTTGCCTTAAGATTAATTGGAGAAAAAGATATATTGATAATAAAATGTAATATTGAAAATTTTAAAGACAATTTAATAAAGCTACATTCAAATCATACACATATTATATGATCAAAGCCGCAAAACTATACAAACAAAACAACCTCTCCATAATAGCCACAGGCGACACCAAACGCGCTATAATGGCATGGAAAGAATACCAATCCCGCATAGCTACCGATGAAGAACTGGAGCGACAATTTGCACACCCGAAAGCAAAAGGCATAGCCGTAGTTTGCGGGGCAGTATCCGGTAACCTTGAGGTAATAGATATTGACCTGAAAAATGATGTTACAGGAATACTTTACCAAAATCTATTAACGGAGATTGGTTCGCTAATTAGTAAACTTTATATTGTTCGCACTAAGTCGGGAGGGTATCATTTTTACTACCGATGCGAAACAATAGAAGGTAATATTAAACTTGCGAGCCGCCCGGCAACAGAGGCAGAACTTAAAGAAAACCCACACCTTAAGCAGGTTGTATTGATTGAAACACGCGGCGAGGGTGGCTATGTTATTGCACCTCCTACCGAAGGATACGAAAGGCAGAATGATTTTAATATACAGGTTTTAACAATAGATGAACGCGATCAGCTTTTGTCTATTTGCCGATCCTTTAATGAAATCATTGAGCAGGTGCAAACCGTACGCGAATATCAAAGCGGATACTCAAAAACACCTTGGGATGATTTTAACGAGCGTGGGGATATTGTCGCAATACTCGTAAAGAATGGATGGACGATCGTAAACGAAACAAGCGAAAGGGTTGTCTTCAAACGACCGGGGCAAACGGAATCTAAAAGCTCAGGCGATTATCACAAAGGATTAAAGCTATTTAAAGTATTCACAACATCAACACAATTCGATGCTGGCAAAGGTTACAATCATTATGCAACCTATACTTATCTGGAGCATAATAAAGATTATAGCAAAGCCGCTAAGGAATTAATAAAACAAGGCTACGGCGAGCAGGGCGGGTTCATTGAAAAGAAAATATCAGTAGTTGTCAATCGTTTAATATCAGCAGGGCATAATAAAGATCGGATCATTGATGTACTTACAACCGAACACAACAAACCTAAGCGCGAAGCAGAAATACTACTTGATGAAATAACGGGTGAGCGTGGCGATACCATACAAGCATTTTGGGAAGTAAACGAAACAAAGAGCGGTAAAACAATAAACCTGCAACGCCACAAGCTATGCGAGTTTCTTTATAGCTCAGGTTTTCATCTTTTCTTCTACGATAAAAAGTCAAACATTTTCCGCCTCGTATTCCAAAAGGATGGCTTTGTACAGGAGGCATCAACGGAAATGATTAAAAAGTTTGTAAAGAGTTACATACAATCCCTCCCGGCTAAGTTTGACAACATCACACCAAACGAACTGCTGGAGATTGTAATGAAAGGATCAGATGCCTATTTTGGCAATGGCTTCCTCGAGTTTATGGATGCCAAAGATATTGACCTACTTAAAGACGATGCAACAACATCCTACTTCCCATTCCGTAACGGTATTGTAAAAGTAGATGCAAACGGAGCGAAGCTATTAAGCTATGGTGAGGTGGGGCACGTTGTTTGGCAAAGTCAGGTAATTGATTTTGATATTGATGTGGACTTCGACTTTGCTGAGGATCTTTGCGAGTTCTGGCGATTTATGCAAATGGTATCCGGTAATGATGAAGGCAACGGGCAATATCTTATGAGCCTTATGGGTTACCTGCTGCATCAGTACAAGGATCCCGCCCGCCCGTTTGCGGTTATCCTTGCAGAAGAAACCGAGGATGAAAAGAAAGGCGGCGGCACCGGCAAGGGCATTCTCGTAAAGGCATTAAGCTATATGTCAAATATTGAGCGGGTGGATGGGAAGAACTTTAAGTTAGATAAAAACTTTGCATTTCAGCGCGTGGGGTTGGACACCAAAATAATAGCTATTGAGGACGTCCGCCGTAACGTGGACTTCGAGGGGTTTTACTCAATCATTACAGAAGGTGTTACCGTAGAAAAGAAAAACAAGGATGAGCTTTTTATTCCTTACAAAGATTCTCCTAAAATCTTATTCACCACAAACTACACGATACCATCCACAGGCGACCATGCCAAAAGGCGGCAGCGGGTATTTGAGTTCAGCAATGCCTTCAGCTCAAAGTACACACCGATGGATCATTTCGGGCATAAACTTTTTGACGACTGGGATAAAGATGAATGGAATAGATTTTACAATCTCATGTTCTTAGCAGTTGCCTTTTACCTGCATGATGGGGTTAAGGATGTGGCAAATGGTGAAAAGCTGAAGCGGAAGCATATAAGACTGAATTTTGGCGAGGAGTTCCTTGATTGGTGGGATAACCATATAAAAGAAAAGATCGGCAAACCTGAGCCTTTTAAATCGCTGTACAACGATTTTAGGATCGAGAACGATCTTGAGATAAAAGATTACAGCTCAAAAAGGTTTAGAAAAGCCATAGATGAAGCCTGTGATCGTTTTGGATATCGCGTCATATCGAGTCGGGTTGGTACCGAAAGGGTTAACCATTTGTCAATAGAAAGGCAAGAAACGACTCAAAATGTACCTGATGACTCGATACAAAAACCTTTTTAAAAAATCAAGTCGCCAGATAATATATTGAAAATCAAAGCATTAAAACAAAAAGACTCAATGACACGATTTTATCTATATTTGTTACCCTCCTCCGGAAAAATATGTTTTACTGGGGGGGGGAAAGTAAGGAAACGCGAAAAAACGATGGATTGAGTCTTTTACTAATTTGAGCGGTATTATGGAAAAACAATGCAGAAACTGTGTTTTTTGGATTATGGCAGCTGAAAGGACGAAAAGCCTTGTAACAGGAGTACATTTTAAAACAAATTTAGGGTACTGCATGAACCCTATTGTTAGGGATCAGATTTTTAACGTTAGCAAAGGCAAAGAAAATATCTTATTTTTAAACCATAAAAACATCGAGTTTGATGAATCATTCGGTTGCATACACCAAAAACCAAATTCTTACGGATCTGTTTAGGAGCCGTGAACTTGATGAAATGCTGAACAAGTTCGATGCCGGAGCTGGTAATGAAGATTTGAAGTCTGAACTATTTTTTGTACTTTGCAATCAGCCAGAGGCTAAAATAATAGAGCTTAGCACCAACAGACAATTGATGTACTATTCAACAGGGATAGTGCAAAGAATGATATTTCAGAAAGGAAAGTTTTTCCGTACATACAGAAAACATACTACTGAATTTAACAATAATATCGAGATAGAGGAGGAGGAGTATAATAAAGAGAAAGATATTATGTTAAACAGAGTAGAGCAAAGCCTTGAGGCAGATTTGCATTGGGTGGAGCGGGCAATGGTTTCTTTGTATTTAGATAAGGGTTCAATGACGAAAATAAGCGAAGATGTCAGGATGCCTTTTAAGCAGGTGCAAAAGATTATGAAAGCAGCACGAACAAAAATCAATGATGCAATTAACGGGAAGATGATAGGCAATTACGTTGTGGCAAGTATGGATATCGTTTTTGATGTATCTGAGTCGGTGAATGCTGAGAACATAAATGACATTCTTGAGGAGGCGTGGGAGTATATCAACTACAGGGTAAACGGAACGAAAGTCCCTTCAAATGCTATTGATACTTACATAAAAGAAATTAAACCAATCAAACTAAAAAAGATAATATGATTTGGATCATACCTGCTACTGCTGCCATGTTTGCTTTTTTCTTTATAGACGTACTTAGAGTACCAGAAAGAATAAAAATATTATATCGTAAACCTTTTAATTGCAATCTTTGTTTATCATTCTGGAGTGCCTTACTTTTGTGGCTGGTTCCTGAATCGATAGTAAATATTTTATTCACAGGCTTTGCTGCTTCAATCCTTGCAATATGGGGAACAAAGAAACAATAATACACGAAACGGCCATCATTTATCCAAACGTAACTATTGAGGATAATGTTTATATCGGACCATACTGCATCATAGGCGCACCACCTGAATTGAAGGGAAGGGAGAAGGATTCGCAAGGTGTTTACATTGCAGAAGGTACGCGGATAACTGGACTTGTCACCATTGATTCAGGAGCTAATGGTGTAACATTTATCGGCCGGGATTGTTACATAATGAAAGGAGCGCACGTAGGTCATGACGCTATCCTTAAAAATGGAGTTACATTGTCATGCGGAGCAAAGGTAGGCGGGCATACGGTAATAAATGAGAATACTAACATCGGCCTTAATGCCACAATCCATCAAAAACTTAATATTCCGTCAGGGTGCATGATCGGGATGGGTGCGGTAGTTACAAAGAAAACAGAATTAAAAGAGAATTGTAAATATGCGGGCGTACCTGCTAAATTCATAGGATATAATGACAGGAATCATTTATCTCAATTATAAGCGCAAAGATTATTCAATAAATACTTTGCATTCTATTAAGCAAATAGGGTGTGAGTATGAATTGATTGAGGTTGAAATGTTTGGTATTGCCTCTGCTATTAATTACGGGATGAAATACTTTTTTGAAGATAAAGGTTTTGATAATGTTGCTATCTGTGCCAATGACATTACAATGCCTGCGGGTTGGCTTGATGCTATGGTTACGGCAGCAAATGCAATACCTGAAACAGGAATGAGTGCTATTTATTGCGTGGAGCATTTAACTGAAATGCAAATAATAAACGGAATAAAAGTGCATCCTTCGTGGGGTGTTTTCGGTTGCTCACTTATTACACGTAAAGCATTTGAAAAGATAGGGTATTTTAATACTGATCAAGATCCTTACGGAATGCAGGATAGTGATTATTCATATAGACTGACAAAAGCCGGGTTTATAAATTACTATATTCACGGATTGAATTCAACCCATGTAGGGGCGGACGTTGGCAATGGATCGGAATACAGGAAAATGAAAGACGAAGGATTAAATAAGGCGGTAGCGATTTACAATAAGTGGTGCAGGATATATGATGACGGAAAATTATTCATGCCTTATGATCAGGAGAATTACATTATCGAAATGAATCAAATGTATGCAAACCAATAAACAATCATTTTTGAAATACGAAAACGAATGGATGACCGTTCGTGTTGGATACCTTCGTGAGATAACAACCGAATGTAAAAATGAGATTGAGCGTATCTATAAAGAGGAGATTGATCCTAATTGGTTACCTAACAAATGGTGTAAAGCGTGTTATTATGATGCCATTCGTAGATTAATTATTAAATTTGGAGTATAATGCCACTACCTAAAAAAGGCGAACGCAAAGACGATTATCTGCAAAGGTGCATGGTTGATCCTGAAATGGATAAATACGATCCGGAACAACGCTATGCCGTTTGTAATTCATATTGGAAAGAAGAAAAGCTGAGAGGGATATTTAGTAAAGAAGCAAAAACTATATTTGATGAAAGACGAACTAAATGAAAAGCAGATGCTTTTCTGCAAATACTATGTAAGTAAAGATTTTTTTGGCAGCGGGGTTGAATCGTATGCAGCCGCTTATAACCTTGATCTTACGATTCAAAAAGAATATAACAGCGCAAAGGTTGGGGCGAGTAAATTGTTAACAAACGCAAACATCCTAACGCGTATCAATGAAGAGCTTGACGCTGCTGGATTAAATGATAACTTTGTAGATAAGCAATTGCTTTTTGCCATTACTCAAAATGCGGATCTTAGCTCAAAGGTGCGTGCGATTCAGGAATACAACAAGTTGAAACAAAGGATTATTGAGAAGCTCGAAACCAAAAACGATAACAAAATAATAGTTGAATATGTCACGCAAAGTCCAACTGCCGAAACTTCACACGAATCAGGAGAAAGTCAGGCGGGAGGCTAACAGGTTCAATGTCTTAGACTGCGGGCGGCGGTGGGGCAAGTCTAAGTTAAGCGTTAATCTTTTGGTGGAGGGCGCATTGGATGGCTATCCTGTTGGGTATTTTGCACCGACTTATAAGTTATTAGAAGGTACATTTAAAGAATGTTTTAATGCCTTAGAACAGGTAATAAAGCGAAAGCATGATCAGCAGTTTATTGAATTGGTTACTGGTGGCATTATTGAGTTTTGGAGCTTAGACAACCCGAACGCGGGTAGGAGCCGGAAATATAAGGTTGCCATAATTGATGAAGCTGCGTTTGTCAAGGATCTTTGGGATGCGTGGACTCAGAGCATTAGACCTACCTTAACGGACATGAAGGGCGGAGCTTGGTTTATGAGTACGCCGAAAGGGAAAAACGATTTTTATAAGCTCTGGATGCGTGGGCAAACGGGTGAAGAGGGATGGGCAAGCTGGCAGATGCCGACATCAACGAACCCTTTTATTGACTTTTCAGAGATCGAGTCAGCGGAAAAGGATTTGCCCGCGTTGGCTTTTAAGCAGGAGTACCTTGCAGAGTTTAATGATAACGTTGCCAACCCCTTTGGCTTCCAGTTCATTAAGCAATGTACGATGCCGCAAAGTATTGAGCAGCCTGTATGTTACGGCGTGGATTTGGCTAAGTCATTTGACTGGACGGTGATTGTGGGATTGGATAGGTTCGGGCAGGTGGCTTACTTTGAGCGGTTCCAAAAAGATTGGAATATAACTAAGCAGATCATTTTGCAGTTACCAAAGGCACCGATCAAAGTGGATAGTACGGGCGTTGGGGATCCGATCGTGGAAGATCTGCAAAGGCAGCGACCGAATGTTTTTGGGTTTAAGTATTCGGCAACCTCGAAGCAGCAACTAATGGAGGGGCTGCAATCTGCGATCCATCAACGCAAGGTAGGATTTCCTGAAGGGGTTATAACAAAGGAATTAGAATCATTCGAGTACGAATACACCAGAACGGGCGTTCGATTTAACGCACCCGCCGGGATGCACGATGATTGTGTAAATGCCTTAGCTTTGGCGTGGGCTCAGTTTCAGGAGCGCAAACATGATGTTAAATACGTTTTTATATGACATGGACTGACTTAACGGTAGGGCAATATCAAAGGATTTACCCTATACTTACTGGCGAATTATCTGATCAGGATAAGGTATACCAACTGATTTTAGAATTAGAGGGTAAGGAATGCAGCGCGGCAGACTTTGAGCGTAAAATATCAGAGTATGCATTTCTTTCAAATATTGATATAAAGCCTAAGCCGATCAAAAGATTCAAAGCCAATGGCAGGTGGTATCGTTTTAATTACGACATAGAGAAAATGCCTGCGGCAAGGTATATAGAGGTTAAAACATTTATGGGCGGTGACTTTGTTAATAATATGCACATGATACTCGCATCTGCTATTGTTCCATTAAAGCGCGGGTTCTTTGGTTTTAAAGATGCTAAATACGAAGCTGAGAACCACGGCTTTTATGCTGAAGACATGAAGGCGGCTAATTTTATGCAGGCTTACGGATCATTGGTTTTTTTTTATCTAAGATTGCCACTTTTGACAAAAGATTCCCATCCTTATACTCCGATAGCCAAAACGATGTGGAAGGCGAAGAGGAAAGCGGCAAAGATTCTTTCACAAAATATTACGGGTGGATATTTGCAACGGAGCGCGTGGCAGAGTTTGAGCGCATCACTTTGGAGCAGGCATACGAGTTAAAGACTTTACAATTTATAAACGATTTAGTTTACATAAATGAAAAGCAAAAGAATGAAAAGAAAATGATGGAAGAGGTAAACGCAAAGTACAAATTAAAATAGGTTGGTTCATAAATGGCAAGCAAGCTATCCCCCCGCTTATTCTTAGGCAGGGGTTTTGTTTTTTAGGTATTTAATACGTATGGCAGATGCTTTAGCAGGATTAGGTACGAGTCGATCTGAGTTTGAAACAATAGACTTTGATTCAGTAGAACAAATACTATTGGATTACGGCAAGGCGTTTCAGAGTATGGCTGCCGGTCAGCTTAGAAGGGCAAACAAGGTAAGCACTGGGGCTTTGTCTGATTCAATTGCATTTACAACGAAAAGGACAAAGAATGGTTATGAGCTTAATATTGAGGTTTTAGATTATTATAAGTTTATAGATCAGGGGGTGAAAGGAACAGAATCCGACAAACGCGCTCCAAGCTCTCCTTACAAGTACCGGGATAAGATGCCTCCGATTAAAGCCATTATGAAATGGTTGAAAACGGAAAGCAGCGTAGCACAAAATGAAGATCAAAAATACAGGTTAAGCAAAAGGCAAAAAAAAGCAAGATCTGTAAAGGCAATGTCCAAAGAGATGAAAAGGCGTACATTGGCTTTCCTTATTGCTCGTAAAATAAAAAGGCGCGGTTTGCCTTACACTGGGTTTTGGGAGCATAGTTTTGAAAAGACATTTCAGGACTTAGATGTGAAGCTGGCAGAGGCAACGGGGTTGAGTATTGTAACTAACTTTGATAATTTAATTAAGGAGATTAAAAGCAAAAAATAATGGCAATCACTATTAAAAGTTTCCCGCAAGCGTCTGGGTATGTATCGGCTCATGAAGATGTATGGCACGTAGCGGATAGCACGAATAAGGCGGTGACAGGGATGAAATACATCTTTGATATTTACAAGGGTGCTGAGTTGTTAACACGCATTGCGAACAGCCCTTATGGTGATGACCAGTATGGAGTGCTTAATGTTGGCAATATTGTTAGGTCGGCATTGCAGACAAGCAACATCGGGGACTTGGATATGACAACGGCATACACGGGGACGTATGGAGTTATCAATGCGGGCACGGATTATTGGTGGGGTGAGTACGATGTAAGGTATGGTGAGATTTGCGGAACGACTACAATAGAAAATAGCGCATCTGGAACTTACCGCGTTTACAATACATACAATCGGCACCCGATGCATAGGGCGGGGGCGGCATTAGGTAGCGGCACCGTGTTTCTAACCAATAGACCTGACGATAGTTATTATTACAGCGGTGAGCCTGTGGTGTTGACGATCAATGGCAAAAGAATATCTGCGGGTGGTAGTTTAGAGATTAAAACAAATGGATCGGTGCGAACGATAACGGCGGCGGATGCTATGCACTATTTCAGCTTGAATGGGCTTACGTCTGACATTCCGGTGTCTATTGAAACAGGCGGAGGGTTGGTGCTTTTGGGTAGGAAATTTTTAAAACAAAAGTGCTCGAAGTATACGCCTTACACTTTGATCTTTTTAAATGCTTACGGGGGATGGGATAGCTTTACCTTTGTCAATGGCAATGTGTTAATAGATAATGAAAAGAAGAAATTTGAGCGTAGCGAATGGGTGCTGAATGGGTTTAATATGGTTGACCGCATCGGCAAGGTAAGATATGAGGGCATGAAAACCTACGGGGTGAAGTTCAAAACAAAGATGAAACTGACAACGGACATTTTAAATACTGAGGAATACAAATGGCTGTTTGAGTTGATAGTATCTCCTTTGGTTTATTTGTGGGATAAGCAGAGCGGCTTGTTTCATCCGGTGCAGATTACTGATACGAACTATGAGATGAAAAACAGCCTGCAGAATAAGACAGAAACATTGGATGTTAATATAGATGTTTACGATCAAAATACACAATACCGATGATCTATGAACTTTTTTTGGAGGGTGAGCTTGCTGATATTCGGCAGGATCTTGGGATGCAGCTTAACTATAATATTGATGATATTAATAAGTACGGCAGCAGGGATACGTCATTCAGCAAAACGATTGTGCTACCGGGTACGGCAAAGAATAACAGGTTGCTTGGCTTTGTTGGGGAGCTTGGGAGTTTTAATACTTATGCGGGCGGGGCGGCTAATATAGGATCCAATTTTAACCCTGCGCAAACCACAAAGGCGGAGTTAAGGGCAAACGGATTATTGTTATTAAAGGGCGTTTTTAGGCTCACAGGGATCGTAAGAGATCGGGACATGATTGAGTATGAGGGTAATTTGTTTGGTGAGCTTGGGGGCTTTATTGCGAACATAGGTAGGGGGAAGTTGGAGGAGTTGGATTTCAATGCGTACAATCACAATTATACTTATGCTAATATTGTGAATAGTTGGAATACAATTAATGGATCGGGATATTACTACCCGCTCATTGATTACGGCACATATAGCAATCAGAAGATAGATTACGATTACCGGACTTTCCGCCCTGCGTTATTCGTAAAAGAATATATTGATAAGATTTTTGAGGGGAGCGGGTATACTTATGAAAGCAACTTTTTCGACTCTGCATTTTTTAAGAAACTGATAATACCTTCGAATACTAAGGAATTAAAAGGTTTATTTAGTGATTTATTGGATGTATCCGCATCAAAAGTAATATGGGAGCAAACATTAGGAACTCAGGAAAAAAGTTATATTATAAATTTTAATTCAGAAAGTTTAAAAAGAAGTTTTACCGGAACAGGCAATCCTGATTATACATATACAGGATCAAATGCAACTTTAAATTTTAAATATAAAATAACAGGTTTCGCAGAGTGGAATACATTTACGATAGGATATATTTACATTCGTCTTATTAAAAATTCAACTGTAATAAAACAATACGCAATTACAAGAGCCAATTTTACATTTGAAGGCTTTATAAATATAGAAGATGAAATTAATGTAGATTTATTAAACAATGATAAAATATATTTTGATGTAGTTTATAATGGTCCAAAAGCATACGAAGGGATAACCTTTAATAGATTGGAAGTTAAATCATTAAACCCAATAGTCACAGATGTTACCGTTAATGAACCTATCCTAATGAAATACGCAATCCCTCGCAATGTATTCCAAAAGGATTTCTTTACGTGGATTGTGCAAATGTTTAATCTTTATGTCACTGAGGATAAGGTAAAAGAAAAGCATTTGATTATTGAGCCTTATGTTGATTATTATGATTTAACGGAATCGGTTGACTGGACTTATAAGGTAGCGCGTGACAAACCTTGGCAGATAAAGCCTATGGGTATGCTTGCGAGTAGGTTTTATGAATACAAATACAAAGACGATACCGATTTTTATAATGAAGGTTATAATAAAAAGTACAATCAACCTTACGGCACAAATTTGCAAGATACTCGTTTCCAGTTTGCGAAAGCAAAACAGACTTTGGAGGTTGGGTTTTCCCCTTCGGTATTGGTTGAGTATTTGAATAGGGATAAAGTTGTAAGTGCACTTTATAAAAAGTCAAAAGGCGGTAGCGTAGATCAGGAGGAGCGTATGGATACTAACATACGCATCATGATGGCAAAAAAGATTACAGGGGTTACAAGTTGGCAGATAGTTAATACAGGCGCAAGTCAGGATTCAACACCTGCATCCATCGGCGCGAGCTTAACAGCTTACGGATATGCCGGGCATTTTGACGATCCTAAGAACCCTACAAAAGATATAAACTTTGGGGCGGCTGATGAGATTTATTGCGATCCAAATGTGTATCCAACTAACAATTTATTTAACGATTATTGGAGCGGGTATATTGGTGAAATAGCGGATAAGGATAGTAAGATACTTACGTGCCACGTTTATTTAACGGATTTGGACATAGCGCAATTAGATTTCAGCAAACCTGTATTTATTGATGGTGTGTTGTGGCGGATTAATAAGATTATGGATTTTGACGCATCGAGCGGTGAATTAACAAAGGTTGAACTTTTAAAAGTAATAAATAATGGCTAAGAAAGAGGTTGGCGTAAAGGTAAAAGTCGATACAGGTGAAGCGCAGGATAGTGTTGGCAAACTTAATGAAGATTTAAAAAAGACCGGACAGGCGGCAGATAAGGCGGGGGACGCTGCTAAGAAAAGCACCGGTATGTTTTCAACACTCGGCAATGCTGTCAAAGCATTGGGGATTGTTACCGTTATTGCTGGGGCGTTTAATTTCTTTAAGGAAGCCTTAAATAAAAATCAAAAGGTTGCAGATACTTTAGCGGCAGTGTTTGGCACTATCGCATCCGTATTAAATCAGATCATTAATGTAGTTATTAATGTAACGAGTCAGGTAAGCAAAAGTACTAACGGCTTTGATGCACTCGGCAAAGTGTTGAGCGGCATATTGACATTGGTATTAACGCCTTTTAAAGCTGCTTTCTTTGCTATTAAACTAACGGTGCGGGAGCTTCAGCTTGCTTGGGAGGACTCGTTCTTAGGTGATAAGGATCAGGTCAAAATAAAGGAACTTACTAAAAGCATAAATGAAACAAAGGAGAGCCTTATTGGTGTCGGCAAAGATGCTGTAAATGCGGGCAAGGATATTGCCACTAATTTCATTGATGCAGCAAAGAGCATAGGTGATGTTGTGTCAGGGACTATTGATGGGGTTAAAAAGATAGATGTCGGTGCAACATTTGAACAACAAAAGGCCATTATAAGATTAAAAAATAGTGCTGAATTGGCAGCAGCTACTTTAGCTGGTTTGGTTGAAAAATATGATAGACAGGCTGAGGCACAAAGGCAAATAAGAGATGATGAAACCAAAAGTATTGACGATAGGATTAAAGCTAATAATAAGCTTGGTAAGATTTTAGAATTACAAAGGAAAGCACAATTAGCACAGGCAGCTCAAATACTCGCAGCGGCTCAAGCTGAAGCGAATGCTGATAAGACAAATATTCAATTGCAAAAGGCTGTTATTGATGCAAAGAATAATGTCGCTGCTGTCGAAGCTCAAATAACAGGTCTGCTATCTGAGCAAAAAGTTAAT